CGGTAAAATACCGAAGGAGCATAGACCAACCATCAATGACCTTGTTAACTGAAGGAGCCTTAACGTCGAAAACGTTGAACTCAAGCTTTTGCAAGCTTTTGTTCATACGCCGACGTTTTGGCCGCTCGTTTAGAGGTACGTCACGAAGGCTTGGACAAGCAAGATGCATGTCGTCGCCCGGGATGGGTCCATAAATGGACCTGAGTCTCGCCACGATATGATCGTAGACGTGGTAGTACTGTTTATCATAGAAAGAGTTCGCATAAGCGATCCAACTTGTATAAACATCAGGATGAGGTGTAGATGACCAGACTGTCCGCAAGCGGACAGGAGTGACATTCTTGCCTTTGAAGGCATCCATGCCACACGACTCTCTAAAGAGTCCACCGGTGCAACTCTTATCACGGTTTATTTTTAAACCAAATGACTCGAGTTGTTCCATTGCGTTCACGGCGTAAGCCGTTGGAACAATGACATCATCACCATACACTAAGATACGCTCGCGCGTATCCGCATCAGGAGCTGCAGCAGTAAGGATAGCCCAGCAAGTAAGCGCCAATATAGGGAAGCATAAACAGCTACCCATTGGAGCGAACTTATTGAGCTTCAAAACCTTACCGTCAGGCAGCTCTGTCGATAAACTCCTACACGCTTCCAAGTACTCACATATGTGAGGAGGAAACAGTAGGCGCACTAAGTCAAGACTGACGCGATCAGAGGCCTCATTGAGGTCTAAGGTAGCGTAGCCTCCAGTCTCAGAACCCAGTAGGGCTCCAAAACGGTTGGACTCTTGACTGGTGAAGTGGACATTATACTTGGTAAGTACATGTGACTCCACTAACTCAACTATAGCCCTACCTAATCCTTGTTGAATCCATTGAAAATCAACGGGTTCGCAAGAGATTAGACGGGGGCCACGAGAATCCTTCGGCACGAGAATTACTCGAGCCGGAAGATCCATACCAGTAACCTTCGAAAAGGTTGCATAGTTATCACACACTGCGCCCATCGACGAATAGAAGTATTCGTCCAAAGGATACAGATTAGTGATACGATCCGATACGTTAGACCATAAATACTTACCCCAGAGACGTTGCTTTGTAGCAACGGCTCCCGGGCCGTGTCTTGGTCTAACGGACTTAGGGTCGAAGAAAGCAAAGACGCTCGATAAGAGTATCTTGGCTTCCCGTGTGACTGTGGGCTGAGAAGGCGAGCAATAATGATCGCCTTTGAACCTACGGACATGTGTGGAAGGGCCGTGCATAAGACTCTGCAGTCGAATGGACAGCTCTCCACCTGTTGAAAGGTCGTTTTCGGTTCTTTCGAACTTGGAAACGACTTGTTGTGCTTGATCATCGTTGAACGGGAGTTCGTACTTGTAAAACAAGTAACAAACTTGCCGTACAATGCTGACGCTAGTGCTACACGGGTCTGGAAGGAGTTCTCCACTTGGAGAGAGCACCAAACTAATAAACTCACCTAGAAAACTAGGAAGTTTACTATTTTTCATGGGTTTAAAACCATGATCAATAGCGTTTAGTTTAGAAGCTCCCGAAAGGGCCTTATCAAAGGCCTTGCCCAGGTGGGGAAGGGTTTTCGTGAGAAAACCGATTCCTTCAAAACGAACACGATCCTTAACTTTATTCAAAGTTAGGCGTCGTGCTCGACAGTTGAACACTGTTCGATGTAACGTGTGAACGTCATCTAACAGTGCGGCGATGAGACTAACCGTTTCATCTAGGCTCTTAATTGGGTCCATATGGATACCCATCCTAGAGCATGCACTGCTAGACGCTTCCAACTACACCCGTGAGGGTGTGATTGTTCGTCATCTGACCAGGTTAATAAGTAGATAAACTTATGAATAAGTTAATCCACAAAGGTTTTGATTACCGAATCAAGAATGGTACGACGACTTTCCGCATGGGTATGCGGAGGGGAATCGTAATTTCCATTCCTGGATGGTTCAAAACCGTAGCCATTGTAGATGGTGTAACGAGACGTCTGTATACCTATAACCAGGTGCATCAGTTTGTTCCGGCTATCGCTGAAAAGCGAATCACCAAACAAACTAATAGGCCCCTGGCAACAGGTGCAGACAAACGCTACACCATTACTCAGGCACTCAACCGGATCAAACATGATCCGACGGGGTTCATTTCTGAACTCCGCCGGACCATGAGAACGCGTGTGTTGCTAAGTCACTTTTAGAGTGACCCATTCAACAACGCCGCCGCACCGTTACCAGTGCCATCGTAGAGAATTGTCGTACTCGCTCCAAGTGAAGCGAGGAATGACATCAACTCAGCGAGGGCATTGGCAGCTTCAGCAGCAGTTGTGGACGCCCCTACGGGGAAGTCCAGAACAGCATAAGCTGAAACTGTGATAGGCGTAACCGAATCAACGCCCGAAATGACAGTTTTGTCAAATCGGACAACTGAACGGCGACGCAGTTTCATACCCGAACCCGTCTCCTGATGAGCAATTGTCAGGCGATGGGGGGCAGAAGGTGTTTCCGCTACTTGCGCAAACACAGTCTGACGGTCGGAGGTGGAGAGGCGACTGAATTCAACTTCAGCCCCACCCGAGTTCTTGATCTCGTTGGTGTTAAGCGAATTGCTTAGCATGCTTGTGTACGGTTAACCGATACTAAGGACGATGAAGCAGATATCAAGGTATTCCGAGAGGAATACTATAACTTGAATCTCCACTTCTTCGCCCGTTTAGGATTGAACTTTCGTGTTATCACGAGAGCCGCTCCGAGACTAACTTCAGTAAGAGTTAGCCCGCTCGATAATATCGAGCTAATTGTCGGAATAGATACATCACGTCTATAAGACGTTTCATGTACGCCCGGCAATGGGTTACGTAGAACGGGAAACTGTTGGGGATATACAAATTCCCCGAACTCGACAGAATCTACTTTACCGTTTTCGGTAGATAGATAGACCTGCCGAGCTCGTTTCACGCTCCAGAGGTAACTGAGTATGTTTATCTGTGGTGTCAATACAGAATATTTGAACTGGTTAAGCCATCGGCTTACGCCGATAACCCAATCCACGACAAATGTCCAAGGGATGGCATTCCAAATGATAGCGGGGTTAAGGTTAGCCCCAATAGCATCAAGGAAGCCAAGTACCCGCGCATGCGCGGCCTGGTATTCGAGATAATTATAATTATATCGAATTTCTGCATGGAACACAGTAGGAGAAGCCAACACTAGTCGACGTACGATAGTAGGAGCGATCTCATGTAGTCCGGGAACAATCCCGGGCATGATGAAGTAACTCGTATCATCTTGTTGTCCATTAGTGAGCTCTTGAAAAGAATATGTAAAATGCATATTCTGAACCCTACCCTGTCTTGATACCAAGTCGTTTATACGACTTGATATCTTGAGAAAAGCGGCATGAATGCCGCTTATGTCAGATAACAACGGAAGAATGTTAAACTGCGCTTGCAGATAACCGTCTGCCGCCGTATGGAAATAATGCCGTAACGTCTTTGCGCCTTTAAGGCCAAGAGACGCTATTGCATTAAGTGTGCGTGGTAGAGACCGAAAATCACGCAACTCAATTAATGAGTTGATGATTGACAGCTCCGACTTGATAAGAGGCAACATACGATCAAGTGATCGCTGCTGCAACTGACCGAGTTGAGGAGGATCAGGGACGAATTGTCCCTGACCTGTCTTAACGTACATAGGCTGGAGCCCTATAAAGGGCGCCCCAGCTGGTCCATAAGAACCACGATAGGCCCAATAAGGGTCACGATGCTCACCGTATCGATAATTATGCGATTCAATCGCATTATCGATTAGTGAGATGTGAGCCCCGTAGGTAGTTTCAGGACTTACCCAACGCTTATAGTGTTGGACAGGTTTCCAAAACTTCCTAGCCGTAGTATTATCGTCCCACATTTCTTCAAAATAATTCTGAAATGAATCAGAATAAAAAGAATCATGTGGAAGATAGTATTCCGGATAGAACGCTGATGGAGTTCTCGCCTTATATAAGACGACTTCTTCTCGACGTTCCCGATTTGTGCTTCTCGTACGTTCTTCAAACATAACACATGGAATGCTGAACATAGTTCAACTTAAGGGTGACGCCCAACA